GTTCAACTACTAGTTACTTAAGAGCTGAAAAAGGTAAAAAACATTAATTGTAACTATTTATTGATAAATTAGAAAATAATTTAATTAACAAATTATCTTTTCTATTAATGTCATTGTTAAAAATCTCAAACATGCTTAATTCAAATTTTATAAATAAGTTTCTAAAAAACAAATCATCATCATATATATTATTATCTTGAAAAATTATTGTATTTAATGTCATTTTATTTAATGTATCTGAAAAAATTGCACTCATGAACTCGTCACTGTAGTATTTACTATATGGCACCTTGTATTCATATCTCGGTTTTATTATATTGCTTATTTTTAACTTTGCTACATCTAACTTATTTTTATTTAGTACATATTCTATTGAATTTAGACTTAACGGGTCGCAAAATTCACGTAGTGTATTTAACATCTCGTCAAAACTCATTGTTGCTATTATTTCTTTTAAAGGTAAATATGCGAATTCTTGTTTCAAAAAAGGTTGTTTCCAGGCTAAATCTTTTGAAAAACTTAACATGTCCAATATTTCACTAAATGTGTACAAGTTCAATTTGTTAGTCTCACGTAGCAGTTCTTTTTTCACGCTACTTATATTGTTTTGTGGTGCTAATCTAGCTCCAAACCCTTCCAAAATTCTTATTTTAAACACGTGCCTATCAAATTTCAGATGTTCAGTTACTGCATTAATTTTCTTAAACATATTGTCTAATGGTGTTCTTTTCTTTATTTTATTAACTATAAACCGTTTTTGCTCTAATATTCGTCTATATATTTTATGACCCTTTGTCCCATAATTGTGTAACTTACTACCAAACCCCCCAATAGTTCTAGGTATATATTCTAAAGCTTTAAAATTCTTATTCTCAAAATATTTATCATCAATTCTGTACCCTCGTCTTCTTATTGTATCAAAAATTCCAAAATTTATGTTGTCAAAACTTTCGTCTGGTAGTTTACTTTTCTCTGGTGATATAAAAAATAATGATGTAATCTTTCTTGTCGGATAGCTAGTTACTGTTTTGTTTTTCGTGTCTGCTAATTTCTTTAAATATTCAGTGTACCTATCATCTAAAAAGTTTTTACCGTAATGTGCCTTTATACTCAATTTACTATAATACTCAAATTGTAAATAACCAGCCAGCCACGAATCAAATACAAAATCATCATCATCACCCTGACCCACTACCTTTTTCAATATTGCACTTCTCCCTAATTGTTTACTGACCCTACCTTCTATATATTTCGCCCTAGCTATATTAATTAATGTTCCTAACAGAGCGGTCCAACGTAAACCAGATGGTAAACCACCCAACCAATCAATCTCACCATTTTCAAATTTTACAGACCACCCATTTTTCATTGAATCCTTAATGTTCTTAATACATGTACTTAAGTCGTCACCTACTATACTATATTTATAATGTTTATGTATTTGTTCTTCTATAACATCAAAGCAAGCACCTATTTCACTTAGAGATACGTATTTGTCAAATCCTGCAGCATCGAAAGGCATAAATATGTTTTTTGTATTATTTAATAATTCAAAATTATCAGCGTAGTTTTTTACTTTCCATTGATTGTCATTGAATAATGTAGAGTGTGGGTTCCCTTTCAATAATTTTTCTATGTGATGTGATATGTATGTCATTTGTATATAATCTATGTTGCCACAAGCTAATATTAATCTATTTTTAAAACCTATTTCTATTTTTACACTCGGTGAGAAACTTTCTGAATTTCTTGATTCGTGAACCCTTTTTAGTAACTGTTGTGCATTCTCCTCAACAAATATCGCAGCTTTAACACCCTTACTTTTCACTTCTTCTCGTCGGATAGTATCATAAACCATTGTTTTAACACCATTGCTTGAACCGCTGACTACCCAATAATTACTATTATTTAAAAAATCCCCTAATGGTACATCATTTATTACTCTTTTTTCCTTAAACAATTTACGTAGTTCTATTTTTAAATTGTTGACGTACTCTTCCTCACTTGTATCCCTTTTCAAATCTTTCTTTGCTGCCCACTCAACTATGTCATTTTTTACATCTGATAATTTACTTTGTGTATTATAACCGAAACACGTATCTAAATCTGCTAAATAGTACCAGTTTTCACCAAACGCTGCATCCCTAAACTTTTTGACAACTGAAGTGAACTCTTTTATACATTTAGTTACTTTAAAGGCATCATATGTTTCCCTAATTTTACTATGCTTAAAAACAAAATTTAGCCATTTCCTCAACTCATGTGGTGTGTGTTCATACAAAAATTCTATTGGTAAGTAAACATTAATTGATAGACCATTAGTATCCACATTGACGAAATCCTTATTGCGCAACATTTTTATGTGGCCCTCATTATTCCAAATTTCTTTGTGAGATTTATCTTTTATATAAGCATCCTTAAGCATGTCTGAACAATACAAAATATAGTTTTTTAAATAATAATTAAATAAATTGGTTGGTGGATCAAGTTTCAGGTAACCATCGCAGGAAATTCTTAAAATTTCACGACCATTTGTGGTATTATTACGTGCCATCCACGC